ACGGCATAGAAATATTTTTATCTAAAAAAAGTCGTTGACATGTCCCAAGCTATATGGGATAGGTAAGGCTCTAGTAATTTAAAGCGGAAGGAATCGACATGAATAGTCGTGAACTGTTCGAGCGTCGAAAGGAACTCAAGTACGTTATCAGTGAATTGCGTGATGAGTTGAAAGACGTTGAACAACAACTCCATGATACATTTTTTACCCAAGCGCGTGATGCTTTACGCGCAGACGGTAAGGACTTTGGCACCACATATATTGTTGCAGGCAATCGTAAGCTGAAGGCTACGGTGCGCAAGAAAGTCGTGTGGGACCAAGACGAACTCGGCTGCGTCTTAGAGGCAATGCCAGAGGAAGACGCACGTCATTACGGTAAGCTGACACTTGCTGTTGACGAGCGCAAATACACAGCGGCACCACCCGCTATTCGCAACCTTCTTGAGCCATGTCGGACAGTTGAAGTCGGTGGCTTTACAATTGAGGAATCAGACTAATGGACTTTACTAGCAAGTTAGACGTCAAGCTGCAAGAAATGATGAATGCTTCTGATCCAATTGATCGAAAGCAAATTCAATTTAATGCAGAAATCACCGCTGAAGAAATGAAGAAAATCAGCGAAATGAACTACAAAGGCAATCGTGATTTGCATCGCCCCACATTTCGCAAATATGTCAGGGCAATGAATCTTAATCGTTGGGTTTTAACTCCCGAACCTTTGGTCTTTGTCAAACAAGGAACAGAATGGGTTATGATTAATGGCAATCATAGATCAAATGCTCAAATTGAAACGGGAACAACAAATTGTTATTCCATTGCAATTGTTGATTCCATCGACAGGTATAAATACTTGGATCAAGGAAAGGTAAGAACCAACGCAGATATTATTGGGGCGCACATCAATATTGTTCAGCCAATTCAATATCTGCTTCGTGCCTCTTCTTTCATTTCACATCCAATGCCAGAAGATGTGGAAAACGTCCTGAGAAGTCGAATTGGTGAATTGCTTTCTGAAGTTGAATATGAAATCAAGCCACCGCGCAAAAGCGGAAGCATTTGGAAACAAACAGCATTCAAAGCTGCGTTTGCAATGGCAATCATGACAGATCGCATTAGCTATGAAAATGCTTACGATGTTTATGATTCACTTTCTCATGGTGATCTAAAAGAATGGCCTGATGTTTTCGTGCAGCTTTATCGGCAGGTCATGGAAAGTTCTATTTCTGTCAATAGAACAGGTCAATCTTTGGACAATGATTATTTCATGCGCGGAATGTTTGCGTTTGAACATCATAACAACGAAGGGAAAACCTTGGCGATTCATAACAACTTTAGAAACTCTGTCAAAGAAGACGTGTTTGAAGTCATGAAGCAGTTTACGCCAATCGAAGAAAGGGTGGCAGCATAATGGCCTTGCAAATTATTACAGCCGATCAGCGTCTCGCTGAAAAGAAAGGCCACAAGATCGTGGTGTGTGGGCAAAGTGGTGTGGGTAAAACCACACTCGCCCGAACATTAAACAGCGCAAGCACGTTGTTCTTGGACCTTGAAGCAGGTGATGCTGCAATCGAAGGACATCCGATTGACGTTATTCGCCCTCGCACATGGACAGAGTGTCGTGACCTTGCCTGTTTCTTGGGTGGGCCTAATCCCGCGCTCAGTGAGGATCAGCCTTACTCTCAGGCGCATTACGATTATGTTGCCTCAATGTTTGGAGACAGTGCAGAAATCTGGCAGAGGTACGATACTCTTTTCGTGGACTCTATTACTGTCGCAGGGCGTTTGTGCTTTCAGTGGTGCTTACAGCAGCCTGAGTCGCGCTCTGAGCGGTCAGGTAAGCTGGATACACGCGCAGCTTACGGAATGCATGGACGTGAGATGATGTCGTGGCTTACGCACTTGCAGCACATCCGCGAAAAGAATGTGATTTTTGTTGGCATCCTTGACGAAATCACAGATGATTATGGGCGCAAGCAATATGCGCTGCAAATCGAAGGCAGCAAAACTGGTCGTGAATTGCCCGGGATTGTTGACGAAGTAATTACAATGGCAATCCTGTCAGGGGATCACGGTCAGTATCGTGCGTTCGTCTGTCAGCCATTGAATGAATGGGGATACCCTGCAAAAGATCGCAGTGGTCGCCTCGAAACTTTGGAAGAGCCGCATCTTGGCAAACTTATGGAAAAGATGTCTAGTGGTTCTCCAGAAGACCCAAAGGATCTGACGTTCGTTGATCCTGCAACTCAAAACTCTAGCGAAGAGGTAGCATAATGCTAAATTTAAATAACGTACCCGCCGACGATAATTCACAAAACCGTGAGTTTACGTTAATCCCGAACGGCACAGTGTGCCGCGCCGTGATTGTTGTAAAGCAAGGCGACACAGAAGTTCCAGAGTTTGGCTCTGGTCCGTGGTTCAAAAAGTCCATGTCATCTGCGGCAAAATGGATGGAGCTTGAGTTCACTATCATTGGTGGTGAATATGATCGCCGTAAGTTCTGGGATCGCATCTTTGTCGATGGTGATAAAATGGGACAAAGCGGCATCCCACAGGCCAAAGAGATTGGTTTGCGCACACTGAAGTCAATTGTCGAAAGTGCACGTAACATTGATCCTGCGGACATGTCGCCACAGGCACAGCAAAACAGAAACATTTCTGGTGTTTTTGACTTAAATGCTATGGAAATCTGTGCTAAGATTGGTATTAAGAAGGGAACAAACGGCTACAGCGATAGCAATCGCTTGGTTGCCGCCTTGACACCTAATTCGCGGGAATTTATCCCAAGTGGTCAGGCTCCAGTAATGCAGACCCCAGCGGCTGCACAGTCGATGCAACAAGTGGCACCCACAGCGCCACCACAAGCGTCAGGAGCAATCCCATCTTGGGCTAACAGATAATCTAGCGGCAAGGCCATTCCGCGCCTGCTAGACCTCTGACCGGGGGGCAGAGGGCCGCATACCCCCCACCAATTCTAGCGAACAGGTGTTTTATGTTACTACGACCCTACCAAGAGGTAGCCGTGAACGATGCTATCAAGGCACTCGACAAACACGGTAACACTCTCGTCGTTGCGCCCACAGGTGCAGGCAAAACCATCATGCTTTCCGCGCTCGTAGGCAAGCGCCACAAAGAAGGCAAAAAGATTCTTATCGTCCAACACCGCGACGAACTTGTTGAGCAAAACCAATCCAAGTTCAAAAAGGTGAACCCCTACATTACCACAAGCATCGTCAATGGAACGGTCAAGCATTGGGACGGGGATGCAGTATTCTCAATGGTTCAGACCATTTCACGCGAGCGTAACCTTAGAAACCGCCCCAAGTTCGACATGGTAGTCATTGATGAAGGCCACCACGCTGCGGCTCCCACATATCGTCGTGTGGTTGATGCCGTGCTTGAAGACAATGATAAAGCAGAGATTGTGGGCTTTACAGCCACGCCCAACCGTGGTGATGGCAAGGGATTGCGTGATGTGTTCAACAACTGCGCACATCAGATTGAAATCGGCTCTCTGATTCAAGAGGGCTTTCTGGTGCGCCCCAAAACATTTGTCGTTGATCTAGGATTAAATGATCAACTGGATAAAGTCACAAAGCGCGGAAAAGAATATGACATGGAAGAGGTCGCCGCGATTATGGACCACCAAGTCATTAACGATAGAATTGTTCGGGAATGGCAGGACAAGGCAGGTGATCGCAAAACTGTTGTCTTCTGCTCAACAATCAAACACGCTCAAAACCTTTGTCGCGCATTTCAAGACGCAGAGGTAAACGCAGAATATATCACGGGCGAGACAGACAAAACCTACCGTCAGGGGGTGTTGCATGATCTTGAGCATGGTGATTTGCAGGTTGTGGTCAACGTAGCGGTGCTTACAGAGGGGTTTGACGCTCCACCCGTGTCATGTGTTGTCCTGACCCGTCCCTGCTCTCAGAAAGGCACTATGGTTCAGATGATTGGTCGTGGGCTACGCATCGTTGATCCAGAGTTATATCCATACACAATCAAGACTGATTGCATCGTTATGGACTTTGGAACGTCTGTAATCACGCATGGCAGCATTGATGATGTCGCCAACTTGGATGGCAGGGAAAAAACAGAAGAGGGCGAAGCGCCAACAAAAATCTGCCCAGAGTGTGAGGCTGAAGTTCATGCGCGAGTATCAGAATGCCCTATCTGCGGTCATGAGTTTGTATCAGAAGAAAAAGCCGCACTCGAAAAATTCGTTATGACCGAATACGATTTAATGCAGCTATCTCCATTTATGTGGATCAGTCCATTCCAAGAAGGCAACGCATTGATGGCTATGGGCTTCCAAGGATTTGCGTTTGTAGGCCACCTTCAAGAAAACATGTGGATTGCAATGGTGAAGCAGAATAAGGGTCGCGTTCGCACAGTAGCGATTGGTGAGAAAGTTCACGCCATGTCAGCAGCAGACGATTTCTTGCGCGAAATTGAGGACAGTGATGCAGCCAACAAAAGCAAGCGTTGGCTTAATAACAGAGCCACTGATAAGCAAAGAAGCCTTCTATTGGACCAAGGTGTCCAAATCAGTCCAATGGACTTCTCATGGACGAAATACAAAGCAGGATGCGCTTTGAATTTCTTCTGGAACAAGGACGCTTTGGAAAGAGCTTTCTATGCAGCAGAGGATAAA